ATCTTTTCGTCAAGATCAACTTCTTCGTGCATTGAGTATTCGCCAGTGCGGGCAAGCTGATCGTGGATATTGCTTAGTTGATTAGCAACATGCTCCATCGAACCGGTGTGACCCCCGTTAGGACCCTTGCGACCCTTATGGTCTTTGTAGGCAGCAGCTTCTGCAGCCTGAGTCTTAAGGTGTTGGTTGATCGACTTAAGAAGATTCTTAGCGTGCTGGTGGTGATGGTTGAAACGATCAGCAGCATCCATTGCTTCCTGGAGCTCTACGTCTTCATATACCTTCTCGTCTTCCCCAGGATTGTAGCCCTTGCGCTCTTTACGGCGGTCGATAGGCTTGATCTTTGAAGCTTTGAATACATCATCCTCATTGCCGTTGTTATCTTTTTTAACAACAACTTCATGCTTGTCAACAAACTTCTGTTCGTCTGGCGACTTAACCTTCAGATAGCCAGTCTGTTCTAGGAAAGTATTAAGCGTCTTCATCTGTGAAATCCTCGTCGTCTAGATCTAAGTCTTCATCATCAAAGTTTAAATCTTCTTCTTCGTCTTCCCCAGCATCTTCCCAATCACCATCTTCGAGATCGAGATCGTCTAGCTCAACATCGTCGAGGTCTAGATCGTCTTCTTCAAGCTCTGGCTCGTCTGCGAACATACTAGGGCGAATCGCTGCTTCGAAGTCTGCAATTCTGTCATTAACTTTTTGCTTCATGATATCGTTGAAAGCATCGGCCACGCCTAGAGGCTGTCCTGCTACGCTAAAATCAACAATATCTTTAACTGTGTAATCAGTCATGGTTTTCTCCAATCATTTTCATTATTTATACTTAATAATGTTGTGTCGTAGTTGTGATCTTTTTCGGCTGCTTAGTCGGCGCTGCAGGTGATGATACATCTTGTACAGGCTGTTCCTCTTGAGCGCCCTGCGTATCCTCTCCATCAGCTGGATCAGCTTCTTCTTCTTCCGCAATCTGCTCATCAATCTCTTCGATCTCTTCTTCAGTCTGACGAAGGACCTTTCTACGAACCCACTCATGCGAGTAGTACTTGCCTGTGTAGTCATCAATATCACGAAGCATTGAGATACGGTCCCTAAGGATTTCTGTCTCTTTCATTTCTGCGTAATAGTTGTCTTCTGCATATTCGTAGCGAATCGCCTGAGCAAACTCTGGCCACTCTTCCATTGTTACAATGCCTTTAAGAACAAGTTGTCTTTCAAGCAGCTTAGTAAACAGTTGCGAAAACTTCATTCTCAGACGTTGAATAAACTTGTTAAACTTGATTTCGTCTCTGGTGATCTCTGTCGATCTGCCTAGATTGTAAACCGTTTCTGGCTCAAGTCTTGAGATAGGAACGTTCAGAGACTTGTATAGCTTACGTTGGAAGTAAACTACGTCATCCATCTGACCAAGATTCTGTCCACCTGGTAGGGTGGTGATCTCTGTTCCTTTACCACCTTCACGACGTGGAAGCCAGAAGTCTTCTAGCATCGTCATGAACTTGCGGTCGTCTCTAACTTCACCAGTATTAGCATCATACACTAATTTGTTTTTGAAGCGAGTCATAGTATCTCTAAGATACTGCTCTGCTTTCATCTTTGGTAGGTTGCCAACATCAATGTAGAAGATACGGCGTTCTGGCGCACGAGAGATACGATAGATGACTAGCGAATCTTCCATAGAACGAAGTTGGTTTAGTGGTCTGATAGCCTTGTGAAGATATGAAAGAACCATATCACCCTTCGGATTGACCATGCCACTTGCTACATACGCAACAGAATCTTTAGCGATCTTAACACCAGAAGAGTTACTGCTACTTGTGTATCCAGGGGTCTTTGCAAAGCCCTTATCGTTATAGATGTAGTATTCTGAAGAGGTCTGAACGAGAGTTACGCCTGTCTGATTTCTCTTCTTGGCTTGCTCTCTTACCTTACGGATGTTCCTCGGGTCAATATAACGAAGCTCTTTGATACCAGCTCTTGGATTCTTCTCATCAATGATGATGTGATAATAAAGACGCCCATCTACATACCACTTCTTGAAGATGTCGTAGCTGTGCTCACCGAATTCCAACATCTGTAGAACGTTTGTAAATTCGTCTTGAATGAGTTTTTTGATCTTATCTGGTTGCTCAAGGTCGTCAAGTACAATAGTGACTGGTTCATCATCGGGGGATCCGACAATCGATTCGTTCACGATGTCATCGATAGCTTGCTCTAGCTCAGAATGCTGAGACATGTCTCTATACTTAGTGACAAGCTCAGTTTCGCTTCTGATAGCACCTTCGAGGTCTACGTATGTGCCATAGACACCACCTTCGGAAACAACGACTGCCCCATCATCCTTTGTCTCGGGGGCAAAGGAGAGGGGTGCAGGTTCGTTGCTTCTTCTTTTAATTTCAAAACCAAATAATTCCATTATATCAATCTCTCAAGTTTATTACTGTACTGTGCCAGTATTACCACCAACTACTTCAAACCAGTCGTACGCAAATGTGACTGAGAATGTTTCGATGGTGTCGGTAGAATTCCAGTCAAGATCGATAGTCGAGATCTCAGTTGGGAAGATACCGTTGAACTGATACTGACGAAGTGTTTCGCCTGACTTACCATACTGCGTTACAAGTGCTGTTGACTTATAAAGCGATGGAGCAGATGAAGCACCTTGGTTAAGGTTCGTCTGTACCGAGTTAATCTGGTTGTGCCACAGCTCAAGTGGATGACGAACCTTGAAGTCCTCATCGTTCATTACTGTAACGTTCCATGTGTCAAACGTTCTGTCGCCAGCAATCTTGATCTTACGACCGAAGTATGGAACTTCGATTGCGCCGATTGTCGATGCTGGGAGAGAAGTCGTCTGAATAAGGAACGGTGCAATCGAATCGCCGTTGTTGTTTACTGGGTTAGTAATCTCAACGCGAAATAGCGTTGGACGGGCTCCGCCCAGCGCTAGATTCGATCTAATGTCGTTGATGTTGAATGCCATTTAAGCTCTCCTTTATCTTATTTATCTATTAGCCAACGATCTCGGAGAACTCAATACCGCTACGAACAGCTACGAAGTTCAGCTGGATGTAGTTGATCGACTTAGCTGGCTTGACATAGATGTCACCAACGAAGCGGTTCTGATCAACAACTTCTGCTGTGTTGTTCGAATCGTCACAAACAACCTTGTAGTCGTAGATACCACGGCGGCCTTGAACGTCTCTTAGGAACGGTTCCACAAGGTTGCGGAACTGTGTACGTGTGAATTCATCATTGAATTCGAAGAGGAACGACTTAGCAGCATTCGAGATAGCCTTCTCAAGCACGATGAACAGACGGCGTACGTTGATACGATCGAATGCTGATGGCTTGTTGAGAAGTGTCTTATCTCCGAACAAGATTGGACCAACACCAGGTTGAGTAATTACTGGGTTGATGCTGTTCTTGAAGAGAAGATCTCTTTCAGCTTTGTTTGGATTGAATGCGAGCTTAATCGAGTTACGGATCAGACCACGTGATGTACCAGCTGGCGAATACCATGGATCACGAGTCGCATCTGTTACAACGCACAGACCAGCAATGTCACCGTTTAGTGGCACCCAGCGATACAGATCGTTGTACTTGTCGTACTGATACTTGTAGCCTGAGTCACATACAGCAAACGATGTAGAGCGAAGTGAGTTACGGAATGTAACTGTGTCTGTTGCTTCTGCACCTACGTTATTAACAACATCTGCCTTTTGTGGCGAGATGAATACAACGCAGTCCTTACGAACTTCTGCAATGTTGTCGATCAGGTAGTTACCTAGCTGCTCGCCGTTTGTACCACCACGTGAAGAACCTGAAAGTACAAGCGAGATGTCAACTACTTCTGGGTTTGTGAATAGATCATAAGCACGAGCAACATCAGCGAATGGTACGCCTGTTTCTGTGTTATCTACACCACCCTGGAAGGAGATTGATAGTGGAGCACGGTTTGTCGATGATACAACGTTAAGAGCTGTGTTGGATACGGCGTTAGCACGATCCGAAGCAGTCCATACGTAATTCGAACGATCGTTGATTACTGTCTTGTAGTAGTTTGATGAACCATCAGCTAGCTTAGAATCAGTAGCACGTGAAAGACCACGGTATACTTCAAGCACCGAACCTGGGTTTCCAGTGAACGCACCATCTTCGTCAACAACTACAACGTGCATTTCGTCGTCGGCTGCTGTGTTACCTGATTGGCCTACAAATGTCGAACGACCTGGAGCAGCATCAATCTGAGTGTAGTATTCCCAGTTGCGTGTTACTGCCTGAGTTTCGATATCCGATGAAAGTTTCAGTGGATTGTCAAGTGTCAGAGTGAATGATGCACTACCAGTGTTTGTACCGGTGCTGTTAACAACCAGAACAGAGCTTACTGCTGTAATCTTAAGAGCTTGCTTACCGATTGATGTGTTACCAACTTCGATGATGTCACCGATGTTGAACAGATTTGCGACCGTGTTAGCAAAAGGCACAGGAGTGTTGTTTGAAAGCAGCGCTGAGTTAGCAAGTGTAACTGCAGCAGTCTGCGAACCAACAGCAAGAGTTAGCTTTGTGTTAGCGTTGTTGAACGATGTGTTAGTACCAGCAACAGGGTCTGTTGGTAGTGTAAGTGTTTCAGAATACGCGTTGGCTGTATCGCAGATCGAAATCTTTAGCGAGTTACCAAG